CAATTTTCGGTATTATAATCCTGCTCATTGCTGAACTGATATCCGGGATAATCATAGTTATAATTATTGCTGGAGTAAAAAGTATAGGCTCTTTTTAGCTTCTCCATATCTTCGGTAGAAAGATCAGCTTTGAATTCGTCCACAATTTGTGGAAGCGTAAGCCAGCGTTCTTCCATAGCCCATTCACAATCTTGCACCCACTGACATTCATCATCATTAGAATAATAAAAATTAAGAGGCGTCACCCTGCGAACAACCGGATCATTATCTCCAGGATGATAGTCCGCATAATAAAATTCCTTATCAGTAACTAACTCATCCTCGAATCCGTCATTAAACATATTTTTCAAATCGCAATGTTGAATAAGATAATTGATTCCTTTTTCTGCAATGATTTCTTGCCAGTCACGATATGACATGCGATAATACATATCAATCTTATCTAACTCTTGTTTTGAAATAATTGTTTCAGAAGAAAGCGGTTGTTTTAAAACTTCAATTTGTTTTTTTAATTGCTTGATAGCAGCCTGTTGTTCAGCCATAGCTTTTTGCTCACCAACAAATTTGTCTAATTCCGCTTGCTGCTGAGTATAAGTTTCATAAAGCTCTTGCAGTTCTAAATTCCGTGCAGTAATACGCGAATAAATAAGATTAACAATAGCCCTTGCCTTAACGCTTTCTTTTCGTTCCACAGAAGCTTTATCCACTGTAAACACGCGAAAAATGAAAGGCCTTTTAGTTTCTTCTGAACGAAGTCTATCCAATTTAGGACGTATCAGCGGAATGAAACGAATTTTGGCCGGATATTCATATTTATCAACTTTGCGAAGATAATCGTAATCTGATTCATTAAAAATACCGTTATACAAGTCGTAGCAAAAACGATCTTTCTGTTTAGAAAGATTTGTATTTCCAACCATTTCTACGATAGAAAAGACACAGCGTTGTGCCCATTCTTTGGTCTTATCTCCTTCTGCTATGTTCTGAAGTGGCAATCCCATATTAAGGTATTGGCAAACATTGTGTTGATATTTCACTCATATTATCAATTCCGATATAGCAGCTCGTTCCCTGTGTTCTCACAAATCTGAAAAATAAATGATTATGCGTAGCCATAGTCGGTGTAAAAGTAACCAAAAAAGTAATCCAATTCACCCCTTGATTTATTAACGGACTTGTCCACAACAACTCATCCAGCGTCCCGGGTGTATTTCCACCCCACACTTCCAATACTCCAAATCCAAACCCGGGAGTCCAGATTTGAGAAGTGAGTTCAATAATATCTATGTTAAACATGTAAAGATAAATATTGGGAACAAGTGTAAAAGGAAGTTGCTGATAAATTGCTTCTCCGGGCAAATAAGTATTTGGCGGAAGCCCACCAGCCATCAATCCCACATATGTATTTCCATTCGAAGCAAGAGTAGGAAATTGTGGAGGCACAGGAAGAATATCGGGTGTATCCATCTGAAAAGATTTCCAGCAAAGAATGTTTGGATCAAACAACATTCCCGTATTTATAATCGGATTTCCTTCAAAAGAAGGATTGCAAAGAAAAACAGACTCCAGCGGAACACAAAAAGGCGGAGGAGTAGGCTGCGGTACAGTACAACAACTTTCATTGTTGAAAAAAGGCACATCTACGCTATCCTCTTTGCATTGCTTATTTGTGAAAAATCTATTTTGCATTACGATGCCTGTTTGTAAAATCTTGTTTTCATTCTTCCACCGGAAGAAGAGAAATGGAAAAATTCTTGTTTAACTCCCGTCTTTCTTTCTTTAACCGATACATGTATATCATCCAATTCATGAACAATCGCTAAGGCAGAAGAAATAGTTATATCGCAGTTATAATCTTTGTCTTCGCGAAAAGCAATAGCCCGTTGAATCTGCTCTATATCAAACATTTTATGAGCATTATCTTCAATATAATCGGCATAAGCACGAATCCAATAAGACTTGGTGGAAGGATCAATGCCATAACGATTATTCACTTTCGAATCTTTGATATTAGCATAAACAATTCTCGGCCGTTCACGTAGATAAGCTGAAAGCCCTTTGCGTTCATACCAACCAAAAATGCCCACGTTACTCCACTCAATTAAATTTCTTGCCTGGTAATATATACAAAGCTTTGCTGACATCTCATAAAAATCTTCTGCTTTTGCAGGACGAGCAGTAACTCTTGCCACAAAAGAACGAGAAATGCTATCTTCTGCATTACGAAATGTTTTAAAAATTTGCGTGCTCCCCATTGAAGAAGAAGTATTGGCCTGGTCCTTATCGTAGGAGTCAGTCGAGCCTTTATACAAATCCAGATAAACATTTCCCTGTGGATCATATTGCGGATGTTCAAAAATAATAAATGGACCATTGGGGTCTTTTCTCCATGCCACTCCATTTATGATATCGCCATTTCCGTAAACAAAATCCAAATCTCCGCGTTCTCCCATGTCGCGTAATTCGCGAGAATTCTTTATTTTAGCAAGTTGTGCATTTAATTTTTGAATATTAAAACGATTCCCTCCGGTACGCATGAATGCCTCATCAGGAGACAACGGCATCTGAGTAACAGTTTGTATATAAGCATTTTGATTTTTAGCTTTTTTGGCTTCATCGCGATTAATCAAAATTTGTTCAATAGATTTTTCTTTCAAGCTATTCCCTTCTGCATCAATTAAGGAAAATTTCCATGCCGGAACAAAATATCCTACAGGAGAACGATCTGTCCCGGGAAAATATTTCTTGAGCTGATACTCATTGCTATCGTAATCAAAAGACATCAAATCCCATCCTTCCGGGTTATAAAACAATTCTTCCAATTCAGCAGCCCCGGCCTCCATTTCTCCGCCCGTACCAACAAATATGGCAAACCCGGTTTTTTTGAAATTGGCCTCCATAGCAGGCTGAATATACTTGTAAGCCGAAAGAAGGCCAGGGAACTTACCACACTCTTCAAATAAGATGAAAGATGGAGATTTCCCGATTGTTACTTGCGGATTATTCTTTGCAGTCATGCAATAAATCTCACTCAAGCTTCCTTTCCAAACCTTCGTTCCATTCTCAATAGTCTGGTATTTCGCCTGAATATACTCAACAGTGTCTGGGGTTTTTCTTTTAAAAAACTCAGTATCAATAAGCGAGTTTAATCCACGCATAGCCATTCGCATTGTAGCTTGTGCATACCTGTCTTCTCCGGCTATAATAATACTTTGTGAAGCAGGAAAAAGAGAAAACTCTTTGCCAACAAGTGAAGCTGTCTTTTCAGAAAATCCAACCTGACGCCTCTTGGCTACACAAAGATTTTTTCCTATTTTTTTAGCTTGTTCTACCGTATGAAAAAACTCATAATCCATATCAATAAAACGTGGCGGCCGAATAATTTTTCTTCCGGACTTTTCATCAGTTCCACGAATTTTCCAAAAGTTCAAATACCAATAATGATCCCCGGTGATACGCTTTCCGCCAACACTATATCCTTCCAAACAATATTTACGTTGTTCTTCCCACCATTTACGATACTCGATAGATTTAGGATGAGCCTTACATAAGCCATCACGTATAACAGGAGAAAACTCTTTTGTGTTTACAAACATTAATTTAATGGCATGATTAAACCTATATCCGCATCAAAAAACTTTTTTAACTTATGCAACTTGTTGGCGTACTCAATATACTTTTCTTCATTTTTGAGTTCGCTGCGAAGACGCTTAAGCTGATACACTTCATGGGCCTCATATACAACTCCGTCCTCAAAATGAACAGAACCGTCCAACTTTTCATAAAAATGAAGATTCAGAGGCTGACTAAATCTTGTATCTCCAATTTCACTCATCCATCATTTTTTTTATGGCTTCCGACTTGTCTTTCGAGCCCGCAGAAGAGCCAAAAAAATAGCCGAATATTGTTTTGTATTCACCAACAATCATTCCGATAAGGGTTCCAATCATCAATGAAATTTCCTTATCCATTTCCGGCATTCCATAAGCCAATAGATATACCAGAATTGCTACCGGAGCTGCTACGCCAAAATAGGCAAGTATCATCAAAGTAACATCTCGTTTCCCGGTAACTTTAGTAATTTCCACTTCACGACTTCTTGCCGATTGTACATCTTTAAGATATTCCTGAAGCTCGGTTAGTTCATAGTTGCGAATTTCTGTGAACAATTCTTGTTTTTGTTGAGGTGTAATGGATGGTTCATTCCCTACCAAAGCAGTCAATATTTTTGCAGGCGGAAAATAATCATCTACCATATCTAAAACCTTTGGGGCCTTCTCTTTTAGAATTTTACCCAATTTTGTGTCCTTAAACTTCTTTTTTTCTTTATCCATGTTTTTCTTTTTACTAATTAGGAAATATTGCTTGCCAAACCTTATTCAAATCAATCGAATCTTTTTGAATTGTAATATTTTGTATGCTATCCAATCGTGCCTTTTTATTTCTGTATTCCTCAAATTCTTTTTTTAGTTTTACGATTTCTATACTATCGTTAACATGAAAAGTTTTTACAGACTCTACCTTCTTGGGGAGCTCAAGAATACCATAGGCCCAATTCCCTAAATAGCCCAATACAGATAATCCCACAGAAGCGATTATCCCGATCAATACTTTTTGCCAGAGTTCTTTGGTTAAATTTTTCATGAAGCTATCTCAAAGTGCATCCAGTCAAAATCAAATTCAACTCCGTAACTTAAAAATCCATTTTTGTAAAAAATCTCAATCATCTTCTTGTATTCTTCACGAGCAAATCTGGCAGTAGTCTTATTTTCACGAAGCTTGTTTCGATCTGCGTCTAAATCAATGGCTATTGCCCAACTGTGTTGCGAAAGATAACTGTATGCTTCCTGCAAATCTCCTCGTTCAATAGCAGCAGCATATTGCGTTTCTTTACCCCTTTTTGGGCGATGGTTGAAACAGCCGGCATATTGATTTATCCCCAACTCATTTATTTTTGTTTGTCCATAATGAGCCAATAGCTCTCCAAATACAGCTGTAAGATTCGGGACAATCTTTTTATGACAAGTTATCTTTGATACAGATTTAGTTGTATCCCAATCCAACAAAAGAGGGAATGGGGTAGAAACAACTGCATGATTAGAAATGTCTCCTGGAATACCATAAGTATCGAGAGTTTGTTGTAAAGTAAGAATTTTACTCATATCATTTTTTCTGTTTGTCTATTTTATCTTTTTTTTCTTTAACAATAATCGAGCGGATGGTAAGTACACTGACAACTCCTCCAAGTGTCCAAAAGAAAAGTTGTGCAAACTGCATATAAATAACCGGAATTTGAATCTCCATTAAAGGAAGAAGCGATCCGATTGCACCAAATAAAATAGTGATTACTGTGCCAAGAATCGGATGGATGTCAAACGCAGCGTGTGTTACCTCTTGCATACGCATTATTTTACCCTCGATCCGCCATTAAATAATCCACGAATTGCCGGATACCCCGAAGCAAGCGGATGACTATTGGGACTTACACGATTAGTTGCTTGAACTAAGGCATTCGTAGTTGAATTTTTAAATGTACTTCCGGGACCAAAAATATTCTTTGCTTGATACCTGGTTCGGAATGTAACATCACGGCAACATTCGTTACTCAAATCCGGACAGCACGGACGAACAAGCGTCCATACGCTTGCCGGATTCCAAGTTGATTTGCTTGAATTATACATAGTTTTTGGTTTTTAGTTTAATACTTCTTCTTTCTCCTTTATTTTTTCTACTTTTGAAAGAGCAGGCGTATTAAGTGAGGCATCAACAATAAAAT